AGTTTATTTATTCATTCAAAGTTTTGAGAGAAAATCTCCAAAGATTTGTAGAGTTTTTTCCTCAAGGCCACGGCGACTTGCCGTATCCAATTGACCCTTATATTTAGCAACTTCAGTTTCCTTTAGGATACCATTGCTCCACACCCACTCTTTACCTTCCATGATTCCGTTAACGAAAGCATCAGGTGCAGATGGATCTGCAACAATATCAGCCGCTGTTGTAAGCATAAAGTCATCTCTAACAACTGAAACATTTTCAGTTTTATCAATGCTTCCCATCCCTCTAGAGGATACGCCTAATTGAACTCCTTCTCCTAAAAGAGATTTAGCAATCTTACCCATTGGGGTATCAAGGATCTGTGCCTTACCATAGAAGTTGTTACCTTCTGCGCGGAGTTCTGTTATTCTATGAGAGACTCTATCTAAATTAATAGTAGGTCCATCAGGGTGACCAAGTTCGCCTAATGCTCTCTTAGTCTTTACATATTCCTCAGTATACCTTTCAACTTCTCTACTGAGAGTTGCAATAGGATACTTTCTACCATTGCGATTCACAATCTCTGATTGTAAAAAGACACCTTCAATGTAGAGTTTTTTATCAGCACCTTTTCCTTCAGTGATGACCTTTACATTTTCAATCTGTTCCGTTATCAGTTTCATTTGATGGTTCCTCTTCTCCAGTAGGTTCTTGGAAATATGTGTTTGCTACAACTTTCTTGTAGTCTGCCATAGCATCATTTGATTTGGCAAACAACATGTCTTGTATAGCGTCTATAGCGGTAGCTCTTTGTTTATCAGCAATGCTGTTAACAATATCAACCACCCCTACTTCTTGTTTAACTTCATTTTTTTCAGTCATAATATTAAGTTAATATGATTATTTAGTAGAATTAGAAGGTTTAGCCGCAGGTTTAGGAGCAGCTTTCATCTTATCCATCTCTCGTTTGTGATCATCTTCCGCACTTTGAGCTTCCAATTCAGGAGCAAATGCATCATTCTGACGATCCATTGTATCAAATGTATTGACCTCAGTAGGAGACATAACCATTCCTAGTTCAATCTCCTTATTCATTTGTTGTTCTATTTCCTTATACTCCTTATCCTTTTGCTGGAGTACGTTTCTACGAACGTATTCAATAGAGAAATACTTTCCTACAAATGGATCCATTTGAGTAACAGTCAGCATACGCTGGTTCTGCATTTCAATTTCTTTTAACTCATTGAAATGATTATCAAAGAGGAAGTCATATTGAATATGCTCCTTCATATCATCCCAATCGTCAGGAGCAATTACTCCTTTGAGAATAAGTTGAGTCTTGAGTATGTCTTGGAATAACTCAGAGAATCTCTTACGTAATCTACCAATGAACTTAGTGAACTTAAGTTCGTCACGGAGGACTTCCGTAGTCTTGCCAAGATTAAAACCTTTGTTATCGTCAGTAAGGCGAGATGGTGGAAGGTTAAGCGAGTTATATAACTTCTTCTTAAAATATTCAACGTCTTTAAGTTCTCCAAGATTTTGTCCTCCAGGTAATGTGGTGATCTCTGTTCCTCTACCACCCTCTCTACGAGGTAACCAAAAATCTTCAAGCATACTCATATGCTTTTTATCGTCACGCATCTCACCAGTGTTAGCATCATACACTAGCTTGTTTCTATAGCGAGACATTGTATCACGTAGGTATTGCTCTGCTTTAACCTTTGGAAGGTTACCTACATCAATATAAAAAATTCTTCTTTCAGGAGCACGAGAAAGTCTGTATATAACCAACGCATCTTCAATCATGCGGAGTTGATTTAGAGACTTGATTGCTTTATGTAAGAATCCAAGAGTCATTCTCTTGTTAAGATCTTGCAATCCAGATGGAATAAAGGTAACAGAATCAACTGCCATCTTAATACCCTGAGACAATGACATGTCTCCAATAGGTCCAAGAGTACCACCTTTATAAAAACCTTTTGGATTATATAAGAAATAATCTACGAAGGTTCCATATTCAACTTCTAATGCTGTTCCTTTTATTGCCTGTCTCTCAACAGAACTCTGTGCTTTATTTTGATCTAACTTCTGACGAACTCTCTTGATCTTCATGGGATCAATGTAGCGGAGTTCTGTAATACCCTTCTTAGGATTCTCTAAATCTATTACTTTATGATAAAAAAGTCGTCCGTCAATGTACCATGAACGAACGATCTCGTGAGCTCTATTATCAAAATTTAGAAGACGCTTGATATAATCAAACTCAGTTCTAATTTTGTTTTTTACTCCAGCACCCATACCTAGATTGTCTAGGTTAATTTCTACTGGACTATCGTAAGCATCACTTACAATAAATTCATTTACTACTTCATCAACTGCACTATCAACTTCAGGATGAATTGCCATGTCGCGATAGCGACGAATCATCTCAAACTCATTACGTGCTTGATTATCAGTATCAACGTATGTTCCATAATAGCCACCTGCTGCTACAGCAATAGGCTCATCGGCTTGAGGAGGGACAGGGGATTGACCCTTCTTTCCCTCCTTCCGATTAATCTGGAAGCCAAATAACTGACTCATAACTAATTCCGTTTAATACTCTTCAAATAGTATTTATTATACCACAGGAATTGCACTTACGCCAGCTCTGGAATCATTACCAGCACCAGCAGTAAAGTAAGAGTATTGGAATTCAACTGAGAACTCTTCAATTTGGTCGTTGCTATCATAAGCAAGATCAATTTGAGAGACGTTAGTTGGGAAACAATACTTGAGATTATACTCTCTTAATACTGAACCTGTTGCTGAAGAATCTTTCTCTAACTGTTTAACTCCAAGATCTGCTGTATAACCAGAAGAATTATTAGGAGTGAATAGTTGAGAAGTATTCTCTTCGTGTGTGTTAATACTATTAGCCCACTCTTCAAAGAACGAACGGAGTTTGAAGTCCTTATCGTTAAAGAATGTTGCAGTCCAAGTATCGAAGGTGCGATCACCAGCGATCTTAACTGTTCTTCCCCTGAACGGAACTTCGATTACACCTAAGTTTGAACCAGGAAGTGCTGCGGATTTACAGAGTAAGTTTACTAGATCTTGATCTTCTACCTGATCCTTGCTTAATGCAGCAGGGAACTGGATGTCGATCAGATACATATTGGGCTTTACACCTTGCCCAATAGTTTGTAAAAATTCTGATACGTTTGACCTTGCCATTTTTAGTTGCCTCTTTAATGTTTATCTAGAATAATAATTATCTACCAACAACTTCACTGAAGTTAACTCCAGTTCTTGTTGCAGTAACAGTAACAGTAACATAGTTAATTGAACGAGTTGGCTTGAGGAATAATTCAGCAACGAACTCATTTCTGTCAATCACTTCAGGGGTATTGTTACTCTCGTCGCAAACTACTAAGAAGTCTGTAACACCTCTACGTGCCTGTACCTCAGAAAGGTAAGAACTAATAGATGCATTAAAGTTACTACGTGTAGTAAAGTCATTCTGTTCAAAGAGTACGCCTTCTGCTAATGCTTTAGCTCTCTTCTCAACATTCAGGAATAAACGACGAACGTTAATTCTGTCAAATGCAGATGGAGAAGCAAGTGCAGTCTTGTCACCAAATAGTACTGGACCTGAACCAGGCATTGATACTATTGGGTTAATTCTACTTGTATACAGATCGTCACGCTGTGCCTTATTAGGATTGAAGGCAAGTTTAACAACGTTCTGAATACCACCACGACTCATTCCAGCAGGAGAGAACCAATCATCAAGAATGTTAGAAGTAGAAACACAAGTACCTGCGACATCACCGTTACAACCGATATAACGATACTTATCGTTGAAGCGGTCATATGTATACTTGATACCACTATCGAGTACAACGTATGAACTAGATGCAATATTATCAAAGAAAGTTATTGTATTAGTTAACTGTGTTCCTGGAGCAATAGCTGATCCACCAGATGTAGCAATCTGATTTCCTACGAATGGAGAAATGAATGCGACACAATCTTTTCTACTATTAGCAACACCAGCAACTGCTTGTGCTTTAGTAACTGTATCATTTTCATTAGCCATTGAACCACCCATGATTACAAAGTCAACTGTTGTTTGCTCTGTATCAAGGAATTCGTTATATGCTGTTTGAATTTCTCCAGCAGTATAAGCATAGTCATCAACACCACCACTAAGTGCTCCACCAGCAGTAGGAAGAATCCTTGCTAGTTCTACAGGTGATCCAGATGTTGCTCCATAAGATGCAGCAGCAGAACCAGAGTTCTCACCTTGACCTGCGTGCTCAGAAGCACCTAAGTCTGCACCAGCATAAACGTAATTAGAAAATTCGTTTACTGCATCTTTCCAATAAGATGATCCACCTTCAGGTGTCTTACCATCAGATAGTTTTGAAAGATATGTTTGACGCTCAACAACTGTGTTATTACTTTCATCAATAACAGCAACGTGAACTTCGTCATTTGACAGGTAACGCTCTGAAGCAAATGCAGATGTTCCTGGTCTAGGAGCAATTGATTTGTAAGTTAAACCTGTTGATCCGATTGCTTGTGAGTTCCAATCGAATGCAGCAACAGTAGCACCACCAGTAGCGGTAGGAGCAACTGCGCCATTTTGAATAATGTCTGCTGTGTTAGTTGTTACAGAAACAATCTCGTGTGCAGTACCATTACCGTCAGTATAATTTGCACCAACAGCCCAACCATGAGCATTTTTGGTTACGGTATAATCAGCACCTCTGTCAACAATAACAACACGTAGGTTGTTACCATCAGCACCAGCGTATCTGGCAGCAAACTTTTCAGTAGTTGCTCCAGCATCAAAATCTTCTTTAGACGCAATCAAAGCACCAGTTCCAGATGCGGTTGCGTTCTTTACTCCACTCGCAGCACGTACAACAGCAAGTCTTCCACCGTAGCGTAAAAACTCGGATGCAACTAACCAGTCAGAAGCGTTTGCTTCAGCAGGTGTGCCGAAAGTATCAATGAGCTGTCTCTCGGAAGAGATACTTATAATTTTGCCTACAGGTCCAGTACGGAAGGATGAAGCGAAAGCACCTGTAATTGAAGATGCACCTACAACAACCGCATTGGATAAATCACGTTCCTTAACAACAACTCCAGGCGAGACTTGACTAGCCATGTTTTTACCTCGATAGATTCCAATTTTATCTAAAAGTATTTAGATATTTCTATCGCTTCAGTGGGGAAACCATGCATGAACTACCAGTCTGGATAGATTTCTTCTTTTATTTTCCTTTTCTTTTTAACTACTCTAGCAATAGTACACAGTTTACATTCATATGAATAAGCAGATGGATTACCTTTCTTATTTTTACGAATCAAATAAAAATCATCTATTAAATCTTTTGTTTCTCCACATGATCTACATATCCTCTCCTTGAATAGGAGGTGTTCCAAGTCGAATTGACTTGAAATATCCATTAGTAGTTCCACATATAGGAGACCTCTTCTTGTTTATCTCCATAGGCCCACAGATCTCCGTCTCCATCCATGAAGGTATCATCACCCATGCCATCGTCAATAAACCCAAAAGGAGCCATATCTTGTTCAATTTGGTCTCGTTGTTCTTCATAGATTCTCCTCCTGACATCTTGGTCGGTCATCTCTTTGAAATATTCTTGCATGACTAACCATGCAAACAATACCATACACATTACAAGGTCATCATGATATCCCTCGTCTGCTTCC